AATGCTCAATGCTCAATGCTCAATGCTCAATGCTCAATGCTCAATGCTCAATGCTCAATGCTCAATGCTCAATGCTCAATGCTCAATGCTCAATGCTCAATGCTCAATGCTCAATGCTCAATGCTTAACCTATGGTGACTAAGATCAAGGTCAAGAGACAGTGAGGAGGGGGTACCCCCATTTTTATCAGAAACAGGCCCGCCCTTTTACATACTATTACGCTCAGCCAAATCCCAAATTTTTAAATCCCAAATTTTTAAATTCCAAATTTTTAAATCCCAAATTTTTAAATCCCAAATTCCCAAAGCCTAAACACCCCCACCCCTAAAATAAAAACCCTATTACAAAAATTTTATATGAAAAATTACAAAAACCATCTAACACAAAACATCAGCCGCCTATAAAACCAGACACACCCCTATGAAAATAAACAAATAAATAAAAATAATATTTGCACAATTTTAAAAACCATGCTAAAAATGCGCTCACTAGTTGCTTCTATGTAGCGAGACATGAGAAAAATAATAGATGTAACCCCCACAAAGATCATTGATGCAAAAACAAAAAAAGCCAAGATTGTACATCAGGCTAGCCCCGCATCTTTAAAGGCATTGAAGCCAAAAAAAATCAACGAACGCGAAACAGAGTTACAAACCCTGCTGGATCAGTACGACTATCAACTTCCTAACTCTATTAGTAAGATGCGTCAGTATGTCCTGCACAAACTGTTTAAAGTCGCAGAAGATGGTGATCCCAACCTTTCGTTAAAAGCCTTGGAAATACTCGGTAGGGTTACAGAGATTGGTCTGTTTACAACTAAGATTGAAATAGCGGTAACTGATAGACCTACAGAAGAGCTTGAAAGCGACCTAGCAACACTGCTTAAAAACTACTCGCAAAATAAAGAAGAAGTCAAAGAAATTACGGATGAAGAGCTTCGCGGTTACGAACCTGCAACAGAAGAGACATACGAAGAAGAATATAATATGTCTGAAGAAGATGCGATTGTAGAGTTTGGCGTGTTTGAGGAAGTTAGGCGATGAGCTCAAACACGATTCCATTAGGAGAACTAATACTCGATGTGGAGTTACTAACGCGAGCGATTGACGCAGCCCCCGCAAGTGAAAGAGCTAATTTGATCGGCTTAATAACAGAGCTTAAAAGAAGGCAAGAGCGTGAGCTTGCACAAACAAACTTCTTAGCCTTTGTTAAGGCTGTATGGCCCACGTTTATATACGGCAGGCATCATGCGCGTATGGCTCAAGAGTTTGAGAAAGTTGTTGATGGCGATAACAAGCGCCTAATTATCAACTTAGGGCCACGACACTCTAAGTCTGAACTATCCTCTTACCTGCTACCTGCATGGTTTTTAGGCAAATACCCAGAAAAGAAAGTTATTCAATGTTCGCACACAGCTGAACTTGCTGTAGGCTTTGGGCGTAAAGTAAGGAACCTTGTCGGTTCACCTGCATATCAGGAAATATTTCCGGGCGTAGAGTTACAAATGGACTCAAAGGCCGCAGGTCGATGGAACACCAGTGCTGGCGGCTCGTACTTTGCTATCGGCGTGTCGGGTGCGGTAACAGGTCTTGGTGCGGATATTTTAATTATTGACGATCCGCACTCAGAACAAGAAGCTGCGATAGCGGCAAACAACCCTGAAGTGTACGATAAAGTGTACGAGTGGTTTACATCCGGCCCAAGACAGCGTTTACAACCCGGTGGGGCAATAATCCTAGTACAGACCAGATGGTCGCTCCGTGACCTAACGGGGCAAGTCCGTCAGAAAGAGTTAGAAGGTGGTGGCGATGTATGGAGAACGGTAGAGTTACCTGCAATATTACCAAGCGGTCAACCGTTATGGCCTGAGTTCTGGTCATTAAAAGAATTAGAGGCTACGAGGAACGCGATCAGTGTTTCTAAATGGCAAGCGCAATACCAGCAAGACCCCACCTCAGAAGAGGGTGCGTTAATTAAACGTGAGTGGTGGCAACGGTGGGAGAAGAGCGACCCCCCACCAACCGACTTTATTATGCAGGGCTGGGACACTGCGTTTGAAAAACATAACCGTGCTGACTATAGTGCTTGTATTACTTGGGGTATCTTTTATCATCCCGATGAAACTGGCGTATCTCAAGCAAACATTATAATGCTTGATGCTAAACGGGACAGGCTAGAGTTTCCTGAGCTAAAACAGCAGGTGCTGGACGAGTATAAGTATTGGGAACCCGATTGTTTGATTATTGAAAAGAAAGCCTCTGGCGCACCTTTAATTTACGAATTACGATCAATGGGGATTGCGGTATCAGATTTTACACCAACACGCGGAAATGATAAAATATCTAGGATGAACGCTGTCACAGATATTTTTGCATCGGGTCGTGTATGGGCACCTAATACTCGATGGGCAGATGAAGTTATAGAAGAAGTAGCAGCCTTCCCTGCGGGACAACATGACGATTTTTGTGACGTTGTTTCCATGAGTATGGCAAGGTTCCGTAGGGGTGGGTTTATAAGCACCACATTAGATAAACAAGATGAGCCAGAAGAGTTTAGAGGACGATCATACGGCAGATCGGCATATTATTAATGAGAAAAGTTTTACATAAGGTTATAGACACAGCGGCTATAGCGGCATTTAGTTTTTTATTTTTAGGTTTGGTGCTCATATCATTAGATGAGTATTGGCAATATTTATACGGTTAAGGAACATTGATGATATGGTTAATTAATAAAATAGTCTTCTATTTTCGCACAAGAAGACGGTTAAAACAGTTACGCGTTTATATTGAAAAAGAAATAGAACGCGTTAAAGATATGCCGATGGTGGAACCTCCCACACAGGAACAAGCAATTGCAATGTACAACCAAGAAAAAAATGTGGGTATGGTTTTAGGTGTAGGTACTAGCAGGTATGTAAAAGAATTTTTCTTTATACATAACACAGGGCTGGGCGATGAATATTCAAAATACGGTTAAGGAACATTGATGATAGAGAAAAGTTTAAACCCAGCCCCACAAGGCTTAGCGGCATTAAGTGAGAATGAAGAGCCTTTGGAGATAGAGATAGAAGACCCAGAATCTGTAACCATAAGACACGGGGAAGACATAATACTTGAGATTCAAAAAGAAGTAGATGAGGAAAAATTTAATGCTAATCTTGCGGATGAGATTTCAGATGATGTATTGGAGTCTTTGGCTTCTGATCTTATTAATGAGTTCGAGTCTGACATAAGCGCCAGAAAAGACTGGGTTCAAACCTACGTTGACGGCCTTGAGTTACTTGGCCTTAATATGGAAGATCGCTCTGAACCTTGGGAAGGTGCATGTGGTGTATATCACCCATTACTAACTGAAGCTGTTATTAAGTTCCAAGCAGAGACTATCACTGCAACATTCCCTGCATCTGGCCCTGTTAAAACGCAGATTATTGGTAAAGAGACGCAAGAGAAAAAAGAAGCCTCCCAGCGTGTTCAAGACGATATGAACTACCAGCTTACTGATGTGATGACTGAGTATAGACCTGAGCATGAGCGTATGTTATGGGGCCTTGGTTTAGCAGGTAATGCCTTTAAGAAAGTATATTACGACCCCTACTTAGGTCGGCAGGTATCTATGTATGTGCCTGCGGAGGATATGGTTGTTCCTTACGGCGCGGCAGACTTACAAAGTGCAGAACGTGTAACACATGTAATGCGTAAAACTGATAATGAAATACGTAGATTACAGTATGAAGGCTTTTATAGAGATATTGATTTAGGTGAACCTTCTAACACTATGGATGACATAGAGAAGAAGATTGCTGATAAGTTAGGCTTTAGAGCATCTACAGATGATCGCTTCAAACTACTTGAAATGCATGTTGAGATAAATCTTGAGGGGTTTGAGCATGAGGATCATGATGGTGAACAAACAGATATTGCCTTACCTTATATAGTAACTATTGAGAAAGGCACTAATAGTATTTTATCTATTCGTAGAAATTGGAACCCAGATGATGAGTCATGTAAAAAACGTAATCACTTCGTTCATTATGGGTATGTTCCGGGTTTTGGCTTTTATTGCCTTGGTCTTATTCATCTTATTGGTGGCTTTGCCAAGTCATCTACTTCAATACTTCGTCAATTGGTTGACGCAGGTACGCTTAGCAATCTGCCGGGCGGCTTTAAAACTAGAGGACTAAGGGTTAAAGGTGATGATACTCCGATTGCTCCGGGCGAATGGCGTGATGTAGATGTACCCTCTGGTGTAATTAGAGACAACTTCTATGGCCTACCCTATAAAGAGCCAAGCCAAACATTACTTGTCTTACTTGGTAATATTGTTGACGAAGGTCGTAAGTTTGCAGGTTCAGCTGATTTGTCTGCTTCGGATATGTCTGCTAATGCACCTGTAGGAACAACTCTAGCTATTTTAGAAAGAACCCTTAAAGTAATGAGCGCAGTTCAAGCACGTGTCCATTACTCTATGAAACAAGAATTTATCCTACTTAGGGATATTATTAGAGACTACACACCAGATGAGTATGACTATGAACCAACCGAAGGTGGTCGACACGCTAAGAAAGCTGACTATGATTTGGTATACGTACTTCCTGTATCTGATCCCAACGCCTCAACAATGGCACAGAGAGTCGTGCAATACCAAGCGGCAATGGCCTTAGCCGTACAATCTCCACAACTATATAACATGCCCGTGTTGCACAGGCAAATGCTTGAAGTATTAGGTATACCTAATTACCAAAAGTTAGTGCCGATGGATGATGATATGAAACCTCGTGACCCTATTACGGAGAATCAAAACATCCTTAAAAGTAAGCCTGTAAAAGCGTTCTTGTATCAAGATCATCAAGCACACATCACAGTACATATGTCTGCTATGCAGTCTCCTGAAGTACAGAAAGTATTGCAACAATCTATGGGTCAAAACCCACAAGCACTACAAGCCCTGCAAGCGGCTATGTCTGCGCATATTAATGAGCATCTTGGATATGAGTACCGCAAACAGATTGAGCAAATGATGGGGCAAGATATTCCTAGTTATGGTGAAGATGATGAAGATAACCAAGTAACTATTCCAGAAGAGATGGAGCTACAAATATCTAGGATGGCGGCACAAGCATCACAAAAACTGTTGCAACAAGGTCAGGCACAAGCACAGCAGCAAAACGCTCAGCAAAAAGCACAAGACCCTCTGATTCAAATGCAACAACAAGAGTTACAACTTAAAGCTCAAGACTTACAACGTAAAGTAGCTAAAGATCAATCTGATGCTCAGTTAGAAGTAATGAAGATACAAGTTGACCGTGAACGTATTAATGCAAGTCAAGAGTCGGCTGGGGCAAACGTAGCGGCTAAAATGCAAGATACTGACAAACAACTACGGGCTAAACAAGACGAGTTAGCTGCAAAGTTAGGGGTAGATGTGGCTCTTAAAGAAGGTGAACGTACACACCAGAAACACCAAACGGGTCAACAACATGACCATCAACGTGGACTAGCGGCAATGCAAGCGGCACAAGCAGAAAGACAAGCACAACAACGTGGAGGAAGTAAAGAGTAATGGATAGTCTAAGCGATAATAAAGAATTAATTTCTATTTATAGAAATATTAAAGGGCATTATGTTATAGGGTTTGATTATAATTATGTTTGTGAAGAATGTACTGATGAGCAGATTAGAATTTTAACTTTTGCTAAAGAACACATTGAACGGGAACTAGCAAGGGTGAAAGAGTAATGGATAAAGAAGCAGAGATTCTGTTTAAACAAATTGATGACCGAGTATCGTTATTAACACAAGCAATAACTGCTGGACGACCTGAAGACTACGCTCAATACAAATATACATGCGGGCAAATCAGCGGGTTAATCCAAGCACGAAATGCTATAGAAACACTAACTAAGAAACTGGAGTTTGAAGACTAATGAGTAAAATCTTAATAGGCACTAATGCTAAGAACCCTACGGTTGTTGGCTCAATAGACCTAACAGCTACTAATGAAGAGAAAGCAACACAGTTGCCAATCCCTTCTGGATTTCGCATTTTATGTGCATTACCAGAAGTAGATAAGGAGTACGATAGTGGGATTATTAAAGCGGATGAGACGCTACGCTATGAGGGTTTACTGGCTACTGTGTTGTTTGTTGTGGCTATGGGCCCTGATTGCTACGCTGACAAAGAGCGTTTTCCTAGTGGGCCTTGGTGCAAGGTTGGGGATTTTGTTTTAGTACGCCCTAACGCAGGTACACGACTAAAAATTCACGGCACAGAAATGCGGGTCATAAATGACGATACTGTTGAAGGTACTGTGCTTGATCCTCGCGGCATCTCACGAGCATAATGGAGAATAGACATGGCATACGATAAAGACTTTGAATTTCCAGATGAAGTAACAGAAGACGCATATTCTGATGAATATGAGATTGATATTGAAGACGATGCACCTGCGGCAGACCGTGGTAAAACACCACTACCAAAAACCGTAGTTGAAGAACTAGAAGATGCAGATGAGTCAGACGATTACTCTGGCAAAGTGCAGACTAAGTTTAAGCAGTATAAGAAAGCGTGGCACGATGAGCGCAGGTCTAAAGAAGAAGCCTATAGAGAACAAGACGAAGCACTATCTATAGCCCAGAAGTTACTGGATGAAAACAAGCATTTAAAAAGCTTATTAGAGTCCGGAGAAAAAGAACTGATTAATACTTATCAATCATCTGCAGAGCTAGAAGTAGAAAAAGCTAAACGTAATTATAAGGAAGCTTATGACTACGGCAACACTGATGCAATCATCGAAGCACAAGAAGAATTGATGAAAGCGTCAAATAAACTTGACAAGGCTAATAATTTCAGGCCTACTGCACAAAACATCGGAGACGATGCACAAGTTTTGCCCCGAAAGCAGCAACAAGCTGCACAGATAGACCCGAAGGTAGCGGAATGGGTAGCCGAAAATCCGTGGTTTGTAGACCCTGATAAAAAGAGTATGACTCGGTATGCTAAGGGCGTACATGAAGATTTGCTTGAAACATATGGGGAAAAGTTTGTCGGAACCGATGAATACTACAGGCATATTGACAGAGAAGTAAGCCGCAGATTCCCAGAAGAATTTGAGGATCAAAGCGATGAGCCAAAGACTCAGCGCACATCAAAACTTAGCACGGTAGTAGCGTCTGTAAAACGAAGCACAGCCCCTAAAAAGGTGACGCTAAGTAAAACACAAGTTGCGTTAGCCAAAAAATTTGGATTGACCAACGAACAATACGCCCGTGAACTAACAAAATTGGAGGCCTAAGATGGCTGAGAACAGAATACCTAGAGAAACCGCTACACGCGATACTTCAGCACGTCCTAAGCAGTGGGCACCGGCTGAGCTTTTACCTGAGCCTGATAAACAGCCGGGTTATGCGTATAGATGGATTAGAACATCAACATTAAATTCGGCTGATCCACGTAATCTTTCATCAAAACTGAGAGAAGGTTGGGAGCCTGTTGACGTATCTGAGCAACCAAGAATGCAACTGCTAATTGATCCTACTAGTCGTTTTAGAGACAACATAGAGATCGGTGGTTTATTGTTATGTAAGACACCTTCAGAGTTTATTGACCAGCGCACACAACATTTCAATAACCAAACACAGGCTCAAACAGAAGCAGTAGATAATAATTTAATGCGCCAAAGCGATCCACGGATGCCACTCTTTAATGAGCGTAAATCCACAACATCTTTTGGCAGAAATAGTTAATTTTAATTTTGGAGGTTTAAATGGCTTACCCTATCGTAAGTGCACCATACGGCTTGAAACCCGTAAATTTAATTGGGGGTCAGGTTTTTGCTGGCTCTACTCGTAACATTCCTATTCAATACGGATACGCTACTAGCATTGGTTATGGCGATACTGTTGTAATTGCTTCTGGTACTATTACTAGAGCTGTTATTGCTGCCGCAACTACTGGTAAGCAAATCACTGGTATTTTCTTAGGCTGTTCATATACTAGCCCAACTACTAAACAAAAGGTATTTGCTCAATACTGGGCTGCTGGTACTTTGGCTGGTGACGCTGTTGCTGTTGTTTGTGACGATCCTGATACTATCTTTAAAGTAGTTATGTTGTCCGCTGCTGCTGGTACTGTTACTTCTGGTTCACAAGCTTTAGTTGGCTTGAATGTTGCTGGCGCTGATGCTGCTGCTAACGTAAACACTGGTAACTCTACTATTGGTGCTGTTACTCCATCTGCTACTCCTTCTACTGGTTTGGCTTATCGCGTTATTGACACAGTAAAAGAATCTGCAGTTGCTGTATCTGTTCCTAGCACTTCAACTACTACCGTTACTATCACTGTACCTGCATTAACTTCAGCTCTAATTATAGGCTCTGAAGTTGCTTTCCTTGCAGCTAACGGTCAATTAGTACAAACTGGATCGTTCTTAACAGCTAACTATGCTATTGGTGCGACATCTCTTGTTATGAACGCGGCTTCAGGTGTAACAATCCCTGCTTCTGCTACCTTAGTTATTACTCAATACCCTGAAGTATTAGTAAAAATTAACTTCGGTATTCATTCATATTACGGCGCTTAAGGAGCAATAATATATGGCTATTTCACGTGCACAACTTTTAAAAGAACTATTACCGGGTCTAAACGCTCTTTTCGGTTTAGAATATGCTCGTTACGGTGAAGAACATAAAGAAATTTATGAAACTGAATCATCAGAACGTTCTTTCGAAGAAGAAACAAAACTGTCTGGTTTCTCAGCAGCTCCTGTCAAAAACGAAGGCTCAGCCATTAGTTATGACAATGCTCAAGAAGCTTGGACTGCTCGCTACAACCACGAAACAATCGCTTTAGGTTTCTCTTTAACTGAAGAAGCTATTGAAGATAACTTGTATGACTCTTTGTCTGCTCGTTATACTAAAGGTTTGGCTCGCGCTATGTCTTACACTAAGCAAGTTAAGGCGGCTGCTGTTTTAAACAACGGTTTCTCTGCAGCTTATGCTGGTGGTGATGGTGTTGCTTTATTCTCTTCTGCTCACCCTTTAGTTAATGGCGCTACTAACAGCAACATTCCTTCTACTCCTGCTGATTTAAACGAAACTTCTTTAGAAGCGGCTGTTATTCAAATCGCTGCTTGGACTGATGAACGTGGCTTATTAATCGCTGCTAAACCTAAAAAGTTGATCGTTCCACCTGCATTGCAATTTGTTGCTACTCGTTTGTTAGAAACTGAACAACGTGTTGGTACTGCTGACAATGACTTGAACGCATTAAAGAGCAATGGCGCTATCCCACAAGGCTACGCTATTAACCATTTCTTGACTGACAGCAATGCTTGGTTCTTAACTACTGATGTACCTAATGGTATGAAGCATTTTGTTCGTGCTCCTATCACAAATGACATGAGTGGAGATTTCGACACGGGCAACGTTCGTTACCGTTCTAGAGAGCGTTACAGTTTTGGGTACAGCGATCCACTTTCTATGTATGGTTCAACAGGCGCTTAATAAAACAAGCACTTAGAGTAAATTGAGGCTCACTTCGGTGGGCCTTTTTTATGTTTGCTATTTTTAAAAAACACGATATACTATTACCTGTATAGAAACCCAAAGGAGAATAGTGTGCATAGTCAATACCCAACAACTCGTAAAGAAGCGCAAGAAACTAAAGCAACTCACTATTATACTGGCCTACCATGCAAGTATGGACATATAGCACCACGTAAGACTAAAGGCACTTGTATGGAGTGTTTAAAAGTAGAGTGGAAAGAATCAAACGATAAACGCGCATTACTACCAAAAACGGAAGCTAGTAAAAACGCAGGTAAAAAATACTATGCAAATAATAAAGATGTTGTAAAACTAAGAGCCTTAAGTAGACCTCCAGAAGATGTTATAAAGTATAGAGAGACATGGAAAAAAGCTAACCCTGAAATAGTATTAGCTAATGATAAACACCGCAGAACCAAACATAAACAAGCTACACCTAAATGGCTTACACAAGAACATAAAACACAGATTAAACAGTTCTATCTAGATGCTATGCTAGTAAGTAAAACTACTGGAATACCCTATGCTGTAGACCATATTATACCGCTTCGTGGTAAGCTTGTTAGTGGTTTACATGTTCCTTGGAATCTAGCTGTAATAACGCGCGAAGAAAATAGCAAAAAATCAAATAAAATAAACTTGCACGAATAATAAATCCGTAGTATAAGTACCTTCATACCGGGGATTATCTCGGCTTAGTAGACAGCCCCCGCTGACGCATAGAAGACTACTAAGCTTATACTTTCTATGAAGGAAATCGCTATGTCACGTACTACATTCTCAGGCCCAGTAAAATCAGGTACTATCAAGTACAATCAATACAAAAACACTGGCACAACTGTTCTAAAACAGATTCAAGTAATCCCTTTCAATACTACTTTAACTTCAACCGTTACCAATTACTTACCTACTGGTTGCAACTTACTTAACGTTATTGTTGATGTCTTAGCCGTATTTGACTCAGCTACCTCTGCCACATTATCTGTTGGTAAAACTGCAGGCGGTACTGAATACGCTTCTGGTGTTAATACTAAAGCTGCTACTGGTAGAATCACTCCTACTTTCACAGCTGCACAGCTCCTTGCTATGCAATCTACTACATTAGACGTCTCTTCAGCTATTACTGGCGAGTCAGCTTGTTCTGCTATTGTTACTACTATTACTTCTGTAGGTCAACCTACTGCTGGTTCTGTTGTTGTAACTCTAGTTTACGCACAGCCTGATGACCGTTCAACTTCGTTTGACGCTTAATTAATCTGATTGGGGCGAAAGCCCCTTTCTTTAAAGAATAGGATATTAATTATGAGTATGCAAACAGACGTAAAATCAGCGCACTCCAGTGCTTCAGTAGTATCCGGTGGTGAGTTAATGGTATCGGGTCGATACCGTATGAAGAGCCTTGTTGTTGCTGGTGGAGTAGGTGCAGGTACAGTTACACTTAGAGATGGTTCAGCTACAGGCCCAATCTTACTAGTCATAGATACAGGTTCAAACTCTAACCTAACTAATGTACTAATGCCCGGACAAGGTATATTATTTAATCTTGGGGTGTTCTATGTACCTTCAACTGTAGCGCCACTAGGCGTAACCGTAATATACGGGTAAGTTATGGATAATCATAGAGGGGAAGACCCAGTAATACAAACAGTAAGAGAACTTGCTATGCATGGGGCAGATATAAAGCACTTGCAGATAGATATGGATAAGATGGTTAAAGACCTTGATGAAATAAAAGAGGCTCTTAGAAGTATTAGTATCACCTTGTCTGAAGCTAAAGGGGGTTGGAAACTGTTGTTAGTAGTTGGCGGTCTTGGCGCATCTGTAGCGACATTAGTTGCTTGGATACTTGATTACTTAAAACACTAATGGCTACTAAACCAAAAGCAAACCCAAAAGCAAAGGCCCCGGTCTTATCGGTAGGCAGGGGTGAAAAGTTACCTGTATCTAAGGGCGCAGGGTTAACAGCTAAGGGTAGAGCTAAGTATAACAATGCTACAGGCTCTAACTTAAAGGCTCCTCAACCAGAAGGCGGCCCAAGAAAGAAATCTTTTTGTGCTAGAATGTCAGGTATGCCCGGCCCTATGAAAGACGAAAGCGGGAAACCAACACGTAAAGCAGCATCATTAAAAAGGTGGAAGTGCGGTGCCAAGTAGCTCAAAGAAACAAGCTGATTTTATGCGGGCAATAGCCCATAGTCCTAAATTTGCTAAAAAAGCGGGTGTTCCGCAATCGGTAGGGAAAGACTTCACTGCCGCGGATAAAGGTAAGAAATTTAAACAAGGTGGCGAAATGGCTGTTAAAAAGTTTGATCCAAAGAAATTATTTAAAGGCAAAGAGTCTGTAGGCGAAGAGCTTAAAGAAGCTAAAGCTATTAAGTCTGGCAAGATTACCCCTATGCAATACGCTAAAGGTGAGAAGTCTGAACCTGCAAAGAAAATGAAAGCTGGTGGCGCATGCATGAAAAAGGGCGGCACAGTTAAAAAAATGGCTCGTGGTGGCGGTGTTGAAACTAAAGGCAAAACTAAAGGTAGGATCATATAATGGCTATTAAACCTAAAGTATCTGACGAGGCCAATGATGTTTTACGTCCTGAAGACATGCAGGATAAAACTAAAGTAACACCCAAACCAATGCCTAAGCCTAAACCAAAAATGTCTGATGCAGAAGAATCTGTTAAAAACGATATGTTGGCTGGTGAGATGGTTTACCCGACAGTAAAAAAGAAAAACGGCGGTATGGTTAAGTCCGGTGCTAGTCGTGGTGATGGTTGCGCTGTTAGGGGTAGAACTAAAGGGAGAATGGTATGACAAAGCCTTTTAAAAAACCAGTTAAAAAATATGCTAATGGTAATGGAGTTTCCACCACAGGTAAAGACTTAGCCACTAGGAATAAAGGTTTATCTACAACCAGTTCGCGTGTTGAAAAACCTGTTTATGGCGGTAGGGTTGGTTCAGAACAATTAGGAAAAGACGCTAAAGACTTAGCCACCATAGGTAAAGACTTAGCCACTAGGAATAAAGGTTTATCTACAACCAGTTCGCGTTCTGTTGGGGCAACTAAACCTGAAGCATCTAGCGCTACACGTACTATGAAAGATGTTGCTGGTGAAAGATTAGATTCTGCAAAACCAAGCACTACTGGTTCTGAAAGCGGTGTTTCTAAAGCGACTACTCAAACACCAAAATCAAAACTAACTGCTAAAGGCGCTGGGTTGGCCTCGCTTTTGTATTCAAAAGAAGCTGGTAAAGACAGCGACTTTAAAGGTACTGACAAGCGCCCAGAAGCGTTTAGAGACACGGATACTTTTACACCCAGTGCAAGAACACAAACTGTAAAACCTACTATGGTAGAAAATAAAGCGCCCTCTGCAATGCGATTATCTAAGATTGGGGCGGAAAATGAAACAACATCCGCAAAACCTACAATGAGATCGGCACCCGCTAGTAAATATCGTGGTGGTAAGAGTGAGGAAGACATTGATAGAATGATTGCTGAATCTACTCCTGATAGAATGAAAACAGCTCAACCTGAAATTGATAGAATGGTTGCGTCCGCAAGGGCTAAAACCCTTAGAGAAGACAACCCCGGTATGAAACGCGGCGGGGCTGTTAAATCTAAAGCTAAGTCTACTTGCATGAAAACTGGCGGTATGGTTAAGTCCGGTGCTTCTCGTGGTGATGGTTGTGCTCAACGTGGTAGAACTAAAGGTACAATGCGCTAATGCGCCCAAGTAGAGGTATGGGTGATATTAACCCTAAAAAAATCTCTAAGAAGAAAGGGGGAGTTGTAAAAGGCTTCCCTCCTCTTACTAAAAATAGACGGGCTAAGAAATGACAACTACAGGTACAACCCTATTTAATCTTAATTTTGCAGAAATTGCAGAAGAAGCCTTCGAAAGATGCGGCTCAGAGCTTAGGTCAGGGTATGATTTAAAAACTACCCGTAGGTCATTAAACCTCCTATTAATAGAGTGGCAAAATAAGGGGCTGAATTTATGGGAAGTAGAGCAGCTTGAGATACCTATGGTTACAGGGCAGGCAGTATATCCGCTACCTTTAGATACAGTAGATTTACTCGACCATGTTATTCGCACAGGCTCAGGTCAAAACCAATCAGATATAACAATATCAAGAATTTCAGGTTCTACTTACGCAACGATCCCTAATAAGACTGCGCTAGGTAAACCAATCCAAGTTTGGATAAACAGGCAAACAGGCGCAACAACACCAACAGGTGTCGCCTATTCAACAATTAACGTATGGCCTACTCCACAATCTCCGGGCAATCAGTACACCTTTGTTTACTGGCGTTTAAGAAGAATGCAAGATGCGGGTAATGGCGCTAATACTCAAGACGTACCTTACTTGTTCCTACCTGCTCTCGTTGCTGGATTAGCGTACTACCTATCTATGAAAATACCAAACGTAGATATGCAAAGGGCTGTTGCTCTTAAGGCTGTATATGACGAGCAGTTTGAACTTGCAAGTTCTGAAAATAGGGAAAAGGCCTCTTTACGCGCCGTACCAAGAATGGCTTTTAATTAAATGGGGTTAAAATGTCCTATTGCTAGAAGAGCATATAGAAAAGCTAGATATGAGGCTAATAAAGAGAGTATATCTGCACAAAATAAACAGTATCGCGATGCAAATAAAGAAAGCATAGCGCATATTAATAAGTTATATTATGAGACTAATAAAGAAGATATTAGTGCCCGGTCTAAAATATATAGAGCTAACAACAAAGAATTAGAAGCTGCAAAATCAAAAGCATATAGAGCTACTAATGCCGTAGAAATTAAAGCTAGGAAAAAAATATATAGGGATGCAAATAAGGATATAGCTAAGCTATGGCGAGATAACAATAAGGATGTAATACAACAATATCGTATAGATAATAAAATATCTATACAAGCAAAAGCAGTGATATATAGAGCCAATAACGTTGGCCGTTTAACTGAGTATGGTTCTAAATATAGACTGGCAAATTTAGGGGCTAAAAACTTCCTTCTTAAAAAGTATAGAGCATCTAAAATTAACCGTACGCCTGTATGGACTACTGAAACAGATTTATGGATGATGAAAGAAATATATGAGTTATCAGCCTTACGTACAAAGTTAATAGGTATTAGTTGGCATGTGGATCATATAATACCATTACAAGGTGAATTTGTTAGTGGGTTGCATACGCCTTTTAATATGCAGGTTATCCCTGCTATAGAAAATATGAAAAAGGGTAATAGATATGAGCTCTAAATATGCCCGTGGCAAGATTGCAATATCCCAATGCGATCGTTGCGGAATGGAGTATTTGTTAAG